AAATAAAAATATAGCTTGTCCCAAGTTGGGAAAAGCATAGAGAACGGAGGAAAATGTTATGCGTGAACAGGCAAACAGGGAAATCAATAAAGAAATTCGCGGAACAGAAAAAAGCCCCTATGACCGTATTTGCAATGGTATTAAAGTACATGAAACTTTCGACCCGAACGGTTTAAGTTTTGCGGAATGTCTCAAAACAGTTTTTGAAATTAAAGAGCAAACGGCACAATAATTGCTACCGTGTCCCGCTCGGTTGTCATTTAACAAAGATTATGTTAGAATTATTCTCGTAAAGAAATAACGGCAACAAAAGTCCGTTTTTCGGGAAAGAAAGGAGCGTTTTTTATGGAAACAGCGTTCAAATACCGCGCTATTATTTACATTAGGTTATCCGTCGCGGACGGAAATTCCGGCGAAAGTGACAGCGTAGCCAATCAGCGAAAACTGATTGACGAGTGGGTGAAAAGTCATCCGGAAATTGAGATTGTCGGGGAAAAGGTGGACGACGGTTTCAGCGGTTTAATATTTGACCGCCCTGCATTTCAAGAAATGATGTCTGAAATGTCGGCGGGTACGGCGAATTGCTGTATCACCAAAGACCTCTCGCGGCTGTCCCGCGAACACGTTGACACGCTTAGTTATTTACGGCGCGTGTTCCCGCAGTTGGGCGTTAGATTTATCGCGATTAACGACAACATCGACACGCTGAACGACAGCGGCGATGACCTTTCCGTCAGCCTAAAATCCATCATTAACGATGCTTACAGCAGAGATATATCCATCAAGGTGCGCTCCGTTCTCGCCAGCAAACGCAAAAGCGGCGATTATGTCGGGGCTTGTCCTGTTTACGGATATATCCGTGACGAGGAAAACCGTAACCAGCTTGTGATTGACGATTACCCCGCAAGCGTTGTCTTTGAGATTTATCAGTTGAAACTGGATGGTCACAGCGCCGACCGAATAGCGGATATGCTGAACGAGCGAGGCGTTCTCTCACCGTTGGAATACAAGAAGCACAAAGGCTTGCCCCATGCCAAAGGCGGTTTCGCCGACAGCGATGGGGCTAAGTGGTCTGCAACAGCAATCTTCCGCATCTTGAATGATGAAACCTACACTGGCACGTTGGTACAAGGCAAGGTTGGAACGCCGAATTATAAACTGAAAGAATTGAAAGCCAAGCCGGAGGATGAGTGGCATAGGGTAGAAAACGCCCACGAGCCTATCATCAGCAAGAGCCGATTTGACTTGGTACAAAAAATCCTACGGCTTGATACCCGCACTTCACCGAAAAACAACAGGGTTTATACCTTTTCGGGCATCCTCATCTGCGGTTGTTGCGGAAACCGAATGACCCGCAAGACCGTACCCTACAAGGGCAACAAGTATTTCTATTATTTTTGCCCCACAGGAAAGAAAAACGGCTGTGACGGTTCTGTTATGGTAAAAGAGCAGGACTTATTGGAATGCGCTTTGAACAGCGTAAGAGCCTTTGTTTACAACATTTCCGAACTTGAACGGCTGCTTGCTTTAATGGATTCCGACCGTGTGGCAAAGGAACTCGCCGCCAACCTCACATCACAGCTTAGAGAAAACGATATACGGCTTTCTAAAATCCGTGAGTTTAAGGCTGGGTTATACGAAACCATGATTAACGGCGATTTGAGCAAAGAGGAACACAAAGCCCTCAAAGCCAAATACACCGAGGACGCCGAAGTGCTGGCTCAAGCAAATGCACGACTGAGGACGGAAATCGAGGATACTCTCTCCCTTAAACATGAACGCATGGCGTGGATGGAGCATTTCAAGGCTTTTGAAAACATCGAGGTCATTGACCGCCGTGCGGCAATTTGCCTTATACAGAGCATCCATGTTCATAGCAAGACGGATTTGCATATTACCTTTAATTACGAGCAAGAGTACAAAAATGCCCTTGCTCTTATCGAGGGCGCGTTTGCCGAACTGAATGGGGGTGTAGCGTAATGGCTCGTAAGAGTAGAAAAAACGCCGACACCGCCGTTATCGCCATGCCTGTGCAAAAACCGTTGTTCCGTGTCGGTGCTTATGTCCGTATGTCGGTCGAAGACAAAAAGCAAAAGGGAAACTCCATAGAAAACCAGCAAGCAATCATCAGCGCCTATATTGAGGAACACACAGACCTTGAATTTTCGGAAGTCTACATCGACAACGGACTGAGCGGCCAGTATTTTGACCGCCCTGCGTTTTCTCAAATGATTGCCGATATGGAAAGCGGAAAAATCAACTGCTGCATTACAAAGGATTTATCAAGGCTCGGCAGAAACGCCATTGATACAGGCTACTACATTGAAAAATTCTTCCCGTCAAAGGGTATCCGCTACATCGCCGTGACTGACAATTATGATTCTGCCGACCCAAAGAGCGGCGGCGTGATGATAAGCCTCAAAAACATGGTGAATGAGGCATACGCTTTAGAAGTATCGCGCAAGGTTAAATCCACAATCCGTATGAATATCCGCAACGGCTGTTTTATCGGTGGGCTTGCCCCTTACGGATATTTCAAGAGCGAAAATGACTGCCATAAACTCGTAACAGACCCTTACGCCGCCGGAATCGTGCGCTCTATGTTTGAAATGGCGGCAAGCGGTCAGAGCCACGGTGCTATCCTTGAATGGCTCAACGGTAACGACATCGCCCCGCCAATGCGGTATTTATATTCAATAGGGGTAACTACTGAAAATTCTAAAGGAGCGAAAACGCAATGGTGGAGTTTAAGGGCTGTGCGTGACACCCTCCGCAACCGTATGTACTGCGGGGATATGGTTCAAGGGAAAAAACGCATGGAGGGCGCAGTACAGATTACACTTCCGCAGTCCGAATGGACGATAACGGAAAATACTCACGAGGCTGTTGTTAGCCGTGAACTGTTCGCCGAGGTTCAGAAGTTTTGGGATAAACCCAAAGCCGATAAAGAGCCATATTACAAGGGAGAAAACACCGAGGATGTATTTCGAGCAAAGGTTTACTGCGGTGATTGCGGCTCTCAAATGTTCCGCAAGCGGACAGGCAACAAGACGTACAGCTATCTTTGCACAAAAAGGGTTCAATATACCAAACAGGCTTGCGGCGGTATGCGTACCACAGACCGCTTGCTCAAAAACGCCGTGCTTGAACAGATAACCGAAAATGGCTTGACCGCCGTGATGCAAACGCCTGTATCAGTCGGCGAAACCACCCTTGACAGCGAAAAGTACAAGGCCGAATTGACAAAGGTAAAAGCCGATGCCGAGAAAAACCGCCGCTATCTCATTGGGCTTTATGAAAGTCTTAAACTCGGTGACATAACCGAAACGGAGTATCGGGAACTGAAAAGCACCTACGAAACAAGGGTAGCCGCTTTTACGGAAAGTGAATCCGCCCTGCGGGAGCAGATTCAAGTCAGCATCCAAAAAGAAAAGGCATTGGAAAAAGCGAGAAACAGCACCTTGACAGTCAAATCCATAACCGACTTGACTTCGGAGGCTATCTCTCAAACAATCGAGAAAATCATCATCCATGCCAAAGAGGACATAGAAGTTATAATGCGTAGCTTTGAAGAAGAAACGGAATTAGTCAAGGAGGGCGTTCACCATGAATGATTGTGTAATAGCGAAATATCTGCGGCTCTCACTGGACGATGCCGTTTCCGAGAGCATGAGCATACCTCACCAAAGGCTGCTGCTGGACGAGTTTATTGACGAAGCATCCATCCCAAATACAACCGTCTTGGAGTTTGTGGATAACGGTTTTACAGGCACAAACTTAAACCGACCCGCCGCACAGGAAATGCTCGACTTGGTGCGTTGCGGCAAGGTGAATTGCATTATCGTTAAAGACTTCTCCCGCTTTTCAAGGGATTCGATGGAAAGCGGTTATTACATAGAGCAGGTTTTTCCGCTTTATGGGGTACGTTTCATATCCGTAGCCGACCATTATGATTCAGCCGATTATGACGGCGGTACTGGCGGCTTGGATGTGGCGTTCAAATTCATGATGCACGAGTATTACAGTAAAGACCTCTCTAAAAAGGTAAAGAGTGCATTACAAATATTGATGAAGAACGGCGAACACATCGTTGGCGGTGCGATTTACGGCTACCACAAGAACGACAACGGCAGATGGGAGCATGACCCGACCGCCGCCGAAGTTGTCCGTGAGATTTTCGACATGGCGCTTGACGGCAAGACAACGGCGCAAATCCGTGACAAGCTGTTTGCCGACCAGCGACTTGCGCCGAGGGAATACGAGTATTCCAACAAGGGCAAGGACATCATGCCCAAGTATAATTGGACATCTCGGCAAATCTTCCGAATCCTCACTAATGAACAGTACACGGGGGCTTATGTAGCCGGAAAGCGTGAATCCGCTCGTATCGGTTCAAAGAAGATGGTTGAAAAGGATAAATCGGAGTGGATTGTTTTCCCGGACAGCCACCCGTCCATTGTGAGCCAAGAAGAATTTGACAGGGTTCAAGAAATCCTCAAAGCCCCTAAAGAGGCTCTGTCGCACGGCAGAGAACGCAGCGCCCATGCCAAAAAACTTTATGACAGAATTGAGAACGGAGAAAGGAAACCATCTGCTGTGCCTTTCGGCTACCGTGTAAGTGAAAGCGGAGGATTATTTGAAATTGATGAAACAGCCGCTCAAGCCGTAAGAATGATTTACGACTTGGCCTTACAAGGCTATACCTCTCGTGACATTGGCGAGGAACTGTACAAGTCAAAGCATATCCCGCCGGGTGAATATTTCAAACTTATTAAAGGTTTAAGCATTGAACCGACTTATCGCTGGCCTAAACTGCGAGTGCGAGAAATCCTTAAAAACGAGCAATACACAGGAGCGTATGTAGCGGGAAAGTCATACCAAGACGAAAGCGGACGTAAGTACCACACGCCAAAAAGCGAATGGATTGTCATTCCCGACAAGCACCCAGCCATTGTTTCAAAAGAGGTTTTCGAGCAAGTACAGGCGTTAGCCTCACAGGGCAAACGGAAGATGCAGCCGTATGATTATCTGCTCAAAGGTAAAATCGTGTGCGGCACTTGCGGTCATGCTATGATTTTCAGCAATACGACCTTAGAGCCGATGTACCGCTGTATGTCCACCCACGCAGACCCGACTTCTGCTTGCCACAAATTGAAACTGTACACAGCCGAAGTGGAAGAAGCGGTTATGACGGTAATTAAGGTTCAAGCCGGGGTTATTCTTGAATCGGGCGATTTGTCCGATTTGCGGAACGCCGGGGGCAGAAACCAGCTTGTTGAATACGAAAAGCAGATAACCATATTTGGTGAGCAAAGGCAATCCGTCTACGAACAGTTTATAACAGGCGAGATTGACAGGGAAAGCTACCGCTCCGTTAAAGCAGACTTCACGGCACAAATTGAAAGGCTGAAAAGCATGGTGGCGGCAATAAAACAGTCGGAAGCAGATAATCGCACCCAAAAAGAAATGACCGACCAAGCAAGAGCCGTTATAAGCGATGCCTTAACGCCACGAGAGATTGTGGATGCTCTGATAGAAAAAGTCCATGTATTCCCGAACAACCACATAGAGATAAGCTGGAAAGCTACAGGCTTTTCAGCCTGCTAAAAACAAAACCGCACTTGAGTTTCATCGGGTGCGGTTTTGAAATTTAGGCTTGAAAAAATATTTTCGCAAATTTTTAGTTTTTGCTTGACGTAAGCCTCTGAAATCCTAAGCCCGCTAAACAAGGCTGTTAGCATCTCGTTTTCGTGCACATTATCTGCTATTGCCTACATGAAGAGTGCTATCCCTGATGAGTCTAGAAGCTCAATCTCTTTTGCTTCCGATTTTGGCAAGATACAGCCGTCGCTGGGATTGCTTTTAAGGCATCCGCTAACAACAGCTTGTTTTAGGGCTTTATGCAGAACTCCATGTATGTTTTTTTAGCGTTTTAGAGTTGACATCGATGCTGTTGTATAGCTTTTGAATCCTGATATTTGAAAGTTTGCCAAGCATCAGTTTACCTATGCCAGGCTCCAAGTAATTCCTTATTATTGACCTGTAGCTAAGTAAAGTAAGGGGCTTCAAATGAACACAGTATTCCTCAACCCATAAATGAAGCCATTCACTGACTGAAGTTTTGCTTGGGTCTATTTCGATGTTGTTCTCAATGTTGCTATCAACTTCAGCGAGCTTTTCCGCTAGCTTCTTTGCTACCTCAGCCTGTGATTTGCCATATACTGACTTTCTTATCAGTTTCCCGTCGCGATAGTTAAAGCCTGCTGAATATTGAGCTTCCCACCGCCCGTCAGCTCTTTTGCGTATTGAGCCCATCCCGTTAGGCGCTTTTCTTTTGCTTGGCATAATTCTCTACTCTTGGTGTCTTTTTATGTTTTGTGCCGTGATACCGTGTCTATTATCGCCTATATATCATTTGCTTGCTTAGTGCCAGTAGGTGTGTATCCTCTCATCTATCAGCAGTAGAGGATTCTGCATCTATGTTGAAAGGAAAGAAGTCGCCTCCCATAGTGTGCTTTGTCGCCTTTTCTCCAATGCCAATATTGTAAACTGATTTCACTTCTTGCTCAAACTCAGCTCTTGACGGCACAGACAACTCGCCCATTTCAACTTTCGCCCATTTCTGGAAGTGCTTGTACTCCCTTGATGCTAGGCATGAATCCGGTATGTCGTAACGATAACCGTTTACTACTACACTGTGGGCTGCCCTCATTGCCATTGAGACGATTGCTTCGCGCTCTTCGTACATTTTTTCAACAAGCAAGCTATCCTGCTTTTCTTTTGGGATTGCATTAGTGCACCTGATAACAATAATGCGCTCATATACATGCTCGCCCTTGTCTCCGCTGAAAGCTGGAAGCCGGTTCATGCAAAATGCCATGACTCCTTCGAATACCCCTCTTATCGAGTTCTCATATTTGTTTTCAAATGAGAGGTAGTCTCCGCCTGTCATCCTTTTGAAGTTTTTTAACTCTTCTATCTTCTTTGATGATATGTCGCCATTGCATACAAGCCTTTTTTGCCATGCAGCGCCTGTTCCGAAACGTTCTTCAAGCTAGTCGAGATCAATGGTTGCGACATTCTCTTCGCCAAGAAGTTTTGTAAGAAGCAACAGAAACCTGGTTTTGCCTGTATCAGCATTTCCAACCATGAAAACTGCTTTCCTCATCCTGTGCCCTGGTATATTCGATAGGGCAATACCTATTACTTCGAGCAATAGCTGTATTAAGCCTTCATCGCCATATGTTAGATCGTTTAAGTAAGACTTGAAGACAGGGGCGCTTTCGAAGCCGATATCAGGCTGATAATTGCATGGCACACGAATGGTTGAGAGGAGCTTTCTGTCAATAGGCGCTTTCGAAAACTTCATTGTCGTTATATTGAGCGTTCCGTTTTCATAATGCACAAGATCCTTATTTGCGTTGATATCACTCGGCTTTATCGCTACAGGATCATCGCGCGTGCGGTTCTTTGGCGTTCTAGCCATTGGATCGTATGAATCTATGTATTCAGCGATCCTGCCTTTGACCTCATTTTTGCCAGATAGTGCCCATAACCCGTTTTTTATAGCCCACAGGAATGCGGGCCGGCTTGCCTGCATGACCAGCCTATACACATCATCCCTGTGGATAAATTCGGAGAGGCGCTGGTAAGGGATATCCTCTTTGGCAGTTACAGCCCCACTTTCGCTTCTGACAAGCCTAATCCTGACAAAAGAAGGAGCTGCAGCCCTGCACTTGTCATAAAGAGATTTTGCTGTTTTATACAACGCCTTGTTCTCTCCCTCAAGCGCTCTTAAAAATGCGATAGCTTCGCTGTCTATGAGCAGATCTTGTTTGCCATCAGCACCCATCTAGCTGTTCTTTGCGGCATAAAAAACGCCATTGCACCCGTTTATCGCCTTATGAATAGTACGGTTACTATAATCAGCTCGATCCCACTTGCTTCGGTATAAAGCCGATCTGCGAAAGATCCTGTCTATCTGCTCTTGGTCTCCGCCAGTCCAGAAAGCTAGCAAATTGCACAGACCAAGGTCAGCCTCACTTGCTGAGCTTGTGTAACTACCTTGCCAATAGTCACGAAATTTCCAGCCATTGCGTGCGCTTTGCGCTTTTTCGATGATCTCGTCATCAGATAGCATCGATAACGGTTTAGTGATGTGTTTGCTCGAATTCTCTTTGGCATCAACACAAGCAATACTTGCTGGGCTTTGGTCGCCCGCTAAAGGGCGCAGCATATATGCTTCAAGGATGTAATTAAGCGCTTCTTTTGCCTTTGCCCCACTTGCTAGATCGGATGGCGTTCCTGCTATCTGCCTACCTGTTACTGTCACTGCCTTCGATGTCATGCCTGGGCAGTAAATCTCGAGCTTATTTTGAGGATGGTTGATGTAATAGCGCTCTTTATCGTAGGCAGGCTCATCAAGCATGAAATAAAGATGGATGCCAGAGCCGGACTGAGACACTTCAGCGTATGTATGGAAAACCTTTAGGATATCTGCAGCCATGGCACTCATCATCTTCCGTTTGGCATCGTAAAAAAGGCAGCCATCAATATCTATTGCGCAGAGGGATCCAAATAATCCTAGACTGATGCCTCCGAATTTTTCAAGGTTTCTACAGCAATTTATCACTTTTTATAGATGGTGTCCCATTCTCCGTGGAATTTAACATCCATCATGCATCCACTTTAATAGCAAATTATATTTTTAAGCTATACTTATAGACTTTATTGTCTGTATAATGGGTCTAAAACCCTCGCCTTCCAGGCGAAACCTTTAGGTCGACTTGCAAGATGAATTGTTTTCAGCCGATTTAGTAATACTAAATCGAAGAGGTGAAAACAATTGG